TTCAAGACCGATGATGATGCTGTTCTTATCGAATGATTCGAGCTTAGAGACCAGCAGTTGGAAGCCATCAGCGTCGTTTGTGAATTTGAACGGCTCAATGAGTATTTCACCGTCCGAAGAAATCGCAGCGGCGAAATGGTTAAGTTTGGCAATATCAATGCCTACAAAAATTTTCATGAGGTTGTACCTCCCTTTCCTAAAGTCTGATACCATGATGTCCACCATCGATTATCATCGTAGACTTGATAGAAATAAGTACTCTGAGTGAAGAACACTCCGGCAACATCCAGCTGATAAACAATTCAGATAAAGGTAGCGGCAATACACTCCAGTTGAGTAGTCAAGCTACAGAATAAACATCAAAAGTCCATAGTATCTGAATTGTATTGAACCACGATATTAAAAGAAAGGAAACGTGTGATAATTAACTTCCTAATTATCATACAAGTAAAGAATATGAAGAATGAATACCCTAAATGTCCTGAATGCGGATGCCCGTTGATATTGTCGGTCGATACGACTGGGAAGTGGAGTAGAAAAATTAATAAAGATGGAAATTTATGTAAAATAATAAATAAATCATACGGGAAACCTAATGGAGCTTCTTGTCTTGAATGCCCAAGATGTAGATTTTCATATGATACTGAACATGCATCATATGATGAACATATTCCAGAGTTGGATGAATGGATAAATGAACATAAGAAAGAATTATGGTATTAATATAGACATAACAGGGAATAAGGTATTTTTGATTTTTAGATAAATAGGTTTATAAAATGAATGAGTTATTTCAAATGGGAGGTGTAATTATGGAAAGAGTATATCCTTCAGATTTTAACATGTCGGAAAACACATCACAAGAATCATTTGTTAGAGTAAGCGAAATAAATGATATGATTGCATATGGTGTATTCAAATTAGATAGAAATAAATTAAAAGAATATAAGTTTGATACAACAGTAATGTTGTTTCTGACAACGTTCCAAGCTGCATTTACAAGGGCATATCGTAAAACACGAGAGCCACGTTTGGACATCCTTGTTGTCTTAGCCTGAAAGTTACCAGACTGATAAACAGAAGGATCCAGACCAGCAAAAGCAAGCAGCTTGTTTGGATTGGAGAAACGGTGAATATCACCTATTTCACCAAGAATCATTCCACCATTGATATAACCGATACCAGGAATGGTCATGATGACAGAATCGTTGAATTTCATGATATCCGTCATCTCAGCTTCAATCTTTTCTAATTGGCTATCCAGTAACTCGATTTGTTGAATGGTTTGAGTTATCTGAATAGATATAGCGCTGTCGTTAGCACCGACAGACTTCTGTGCGAGAACTCTTAATTCTTTGGCCTGTTCTTTGGTAAAGTGTCCGTGTGAGTTCACTTTGAGCAGATTTGCCAGATGAGTCATATGCATGGAAGCAATCTCTTTTGGAGAAGGTGCTTCTTTTAATAAAGCATAGACAGCGTGTTGATGCAGACCGGATTTGAAAAAGTATTGAATCTCCGGAAAGACCTGATCAACATAGGTTGTCAGTTGAATTTTCAATCGGGTACGTTGCTTTATGGTTTTCTGACGGAAACGTCCCAATGCCTTAAGATCCATCATATCGAGATCAAAGAAGCTGACGAATCTGAGGTTGTCCTGCATCATAAGAGTTTTAGCAATCACGTAAGTGTCGACCTTATCTGTCTTAGTTTTGCGAACGTTATTTTTTCGCATTTGACAGGTTTTGATGGGGTTCAACACACACACTTGGTAAAGCTCAGTAACAAGGTATCGAACAAGGTTGTCACCGTAGTGTGCCGTTGACTCAAGACCGATGATGAGGCTGTTCTTATCGAATGATTCGAGTTTAGAGACCAGCAGTTGGAAGCCATCAGCGTCATTTGTGAATTTGAACGGCTCAATGATTATTTCACCGTCGGAAGAAATCGCAGCGGCGAAATGATTAAGTTTGGCAATATCAATGCCTACGTAAATTTTCATGAGGTTGTACCTCCCTTTCCTAAAGTCTGATACCATGATGTCCACCAACGATTATCATCGTAGACTTGATAGAAATAAGTACTCTAAGTGAAAAACACTCCGGCAACATCCAGCTAATAAACAATTCAGATAAAGGTAGTGGCAATACACTCCAGTTGAGTAGTCAAGCTACAGAAAACAAATCAAAAGTCCATAGTATCTGAATTGTATTGAACCACGATATTAAAAGAAAGGAAATATGTGATAATTAACTTCCTAATTATCATACAAGATAATAATGAAGCATAAATGTAAAAACGAGATTAAATTAGGTAAAGATGAAGAATTTGTAGAAGATGTGTATCACTGGAATAAAAAATGTCCTAAATGTGGTGGGATTCTCATCATGAAGTTTGGACCAGGAATAAGCAGCACACTTTGTGTAGACTGTGATTATGACGACTACGATTATGATTAAGGAAAAGTGTAGAGACGGAAGATTGGAGAAAAATATGTTAGGATATAGAACTTATTTTAATGGTATAAAATTTGTCACAGATAATAAAAAAACGGAAGTGAAAACAATGCCTTGTGATTCAACAACTTCATGGTTTTGTGAAAAAAGATTTGCTGATAGTGCATCTGAAAGACGTAATCAAGATTTGCAATATGTGAAGAAGTGTAAGGAATGTGGAGAATACTTTTGGCAGACAGAAGAAGAAAGACAATGGTTCATTGAAAGAAAACTGAAAGTACCATGCAGATGTTATTCATGTAGAAAGAAAAAAAATAAGACAAAGTAAAAATATGTGTTTCATTCTATTTAAAAAGGTAAAAGGTGTAGAATATGAAAGAATTTAGAGTAGCAAAATGTTTGATTGATGGAAAAGTAAATGAGTATGCAATTTTTGCAGACGGTTCAAGAAAGAAAAAGATTCAAGTTGATGAACAATACGGAAAATACTTTGAAGTGGATAACGAATTAAATACAGATTGTAAAAGTTGTTTACGGTTTTCTTTCTCAGGAAGAATCAAAGATGCCGTTGATATGATTAAATCTGGAAACGGAGATTGTATTAAGTCAGTGCAAATGGTTGGAAGGCATGATAGCGTGTTATATTTCCTCGATAGAACAATTGGAGAGAAATTAAGGGAAAAGTCCCTTGATGGATGGAAAGATACTAAATTTGGTTGGACTATTGAATATGGAAGTAAATTTAGTTTTTCAGGATATGGCATGATTAATAATAAACTGGAAAGAATTTCTATATTTGATGAAAAATATGAACCAATGACATTCGATACAGAAGAAGCTGCTAAAAAATATGTAGGTGACTTAATCGAAAGAGCTAGATATTATGCAAAGCGATTAGCAAACGAACTTACTAATATTACAGAAGTAGAAGAAAGAGGCGAGATAGTTGATAGAATAATCAACGAGATTGATGAATATGCGGGAGCAAAGTTTAGTATCTTATCAGATTTTACATTCGATATGCTTACAGACGATTGTAAATTAAAGTCATCCGAATGTAATTTGAATAATATGGGATACAACGTTATCCAGTGTATTATTCAGTAAAACACAGTAAACTAAGATTTCTTAGGAATGAGTGATAATATGTGGAATACACCACATTCAAAGACAGGATGGAATTTAGGAACAGAAGATGAATCTACAGAATATTTTACACTAAATGGTGTAACTTGTTATTATGATTTATTAACAGATAAATATTATGCTTTTCTTGGAATAACAAGTGATAGAAAAGTAGAATTTGAAACGAGAGAGGCTTTGCGAAAAGGAGTGGAAACCAAAATGACAAGCATTGAAAAGTCAAAAGAGGACGCACGGAACTTAAACGAACTCACGGATTATTTGATTAAATTACTTGAATCGGATGACAAGCGGTTCTCATTTGAATTTTGTGCAGGTTGTACAATGGAGATTTATGATAAAGAAAAAGAAATCGGTTATGTGGTTCATATTGCACCAATTGAATATGACGAGAACGGAAAAGCAATAAATTTATAAAGGAGACGAAATGAATTACTTGGAGTATATTATATATCATAATTGTGATAAAGGCAGAATCATAGTACGACACACAAAAAGATTTTTCACAAGTTATGAAGAAGCGAAAGCAAATGCAAAGCATTGGATAAAACAGAATTATCCGAATGAAGATGCAAACAATTTTGAAATATATGTTAAATAATCAAAGGCAGTTAGGAGAATAAATACCTAGCTGCCTATTTTTATTATAAGGAGGAACGAATTATGTATGATTTGGTTAGATTTTGACTGAGAATTCAAAAAACTAAGATAATGCTACATTAAAAACAGAAAGGATAAATTATGGATAAACTAGAACAGGCAATGCAAAGTGAAAAGTTCTGGATTGAGCTTGCTGATACATCATTTGGAAAAGTTGTGCTGCATGGAAAAAATAATAATAGTATTACAGACAATGAGTATTACGAAGTGTCAGGCAAGATTAACACAGATGGAGATTTTGCTATTACATTTTTCAAATCATACGAAAGAATGAAAGTGTGGTTTGATGAATGGCAAGGCGAAGGATTTTATAAATATCTTGTTGAGTTGTATGAAAAAGAATTAGAAAAAGAATTAGAAAAAGAATGAAACTAAGATTTCAAGAAAAGGAGTGGGCAAAAATGAATCAACCAACACTTGAGAATTTAGTAAACAGATTGAAACTAGATAAAGAATTACTAGAAAAGCACCCTGAGAATAAGGAACTGTTAGAAAAGCGGATTAAGCAACACAAAGAGGATATTGCAAATTATGTTACTTCAGATCGTTTTTCATACGCATTAAGGGTTTTTAATTTGTAAATCACACAAGGCAACCAGAGAATTAGCACGCATCAGATAAACAATCCTTTGCATTGGAATGTGTCTGTAGTTGTGTCAAATATTAGATGATTGTAGGAAATATTATGCAAATAGATAATTATCAGGTAACCATTAAAATAGACGATAGGGGTGAGCTTGGCAGATATGGAAAAGTATTTGCCAAAAATTTATACGAATGTGATGCAAAATTTTATCACATTTTAACTCTCGCTCCAGGAATGAAACTTTCAAAAGATATGTTTTATTCCGCACTTAAAATGGCAGGTATATAATACCTGCCTTCCGTCTTACGGTGAGAGTCCGTAACCGATGAGCAGAAGCGAAACGGAAAATGTAAAATAGCAATGGTCATAAATGTTATATATTCACATATTCTGAAGACGATGAATACCAGGATGCAACCGGAGCTTTATATGACACAGTAACAAGAAGTTGGATGGGTTAGAAAGACAATCTATCGTTATCTGTTGGAAATACAATAGAATTTGGATATAAGATAATACACAATTATCTTTCGCAAAAACAATTAAAGATAAGTAGGTATTTAATACTATAGACATTATGGAGTGCTATAAGAATGGAAAAATATTTAGGTTTAAAAGATGATGGAACATATTATGCTGCTAAACGTGAAGCTGAATTTCTAAATTTTTATGAGAAAAACTGGAGCGAGATACTATCGGATACCTATTATAAGTCTGAGCAACTGGATATTGGACATAAATTTAGACCACGTCTGGTTTATTGGGGATTTATTATGAATGGTTGTGATCAATTGACTAATTATGATTTTGATATGGTTTCCAAAGTTGCTGTATGCATTGAGTTAGTGCATAAAGCATCTATTTTATTGGATGATTTTATAGATCAAGATACCGCACGACATGGAAAGCCCACTTTTCATACAATTCACGGTATTGACAGAACAGTGATTTGTTCTCTTAATATTTTAAGTAGATCACTAAAAATACTAAACCATGTGTTCTACTTATATTCAAATTCCAATACTTTCATATGTAAAAGCATGAATGCTTTTACTACTACATTAGAGGAAATGACGCTTGGTGTTCTTAAAGAACCGGATTTACCAGATCAACTAAACCAAAATATCAATGTTGTCCGAGAAATAATGCATTTGGAAACAAGCGCACTCATTACAAATAGTTTATTGATGGGTATGTATCTGGCGCAGATTGATAATTCAGATGCAATAAAAATTATAGAAAGAATCGGGAAAAAATTTGGATTTATTTTTCAGGCATTAAATGATCTTGAGCCTTTTTGTAATTTGAAGAATAGCGATCATAAAGGAAGTATAAACACTGACTTTAGTAGAAGCCGGAAAAATCCACATATCCGGTTGCACCACCGTAAAGGCCTCTTCTCACACT